AGAAGATTGTACGCAAGTTGCGGAATATAGAGGAAGATTAGAAACAAAAGATTTTGGAAACTTTTTAGTAAGTTTATCAACCGATTATAATAACGCATTACTTATTATAGAGAATGCCAATGTGGGTTGGTCAGCAATTCAGCAAGTAATTGATAGAGCATATCCTAACTTATTTTATATGAGTAAAGATTTACAATACATTGATACCGAAAAGCAAATGACTAATCGATATTATAGGGATGAAAGAAATATGGTTGCAGGTTTTAGTACAACTTCTAAAACTAGACCTCTTATCATTTCTACATTGGATACATATATGAGAGAAAAGGACATTTTAATTCGTTCTTCCCGTTTAATAGATGAAATGTTTACTTTTATTTGGAATTCGGGTAGAGCAGAAGCTATGAAAAGTTATAATGATGACTTGATTATGGCATTGGGTATTGGATTATGGGTTCGTAATACTGCATTAAGATTGAAGCAAGAAGGTATTGATTTAACAAAAGCAATGCTAAATTCTTCTACCGTTAAATCTTATGAAGAGGGGGTATATACTAACAATTGGCAGAAGGATAACCCATATGAAATGAAAATTGGTAATGGAGAAGTAGAAAATTTGAAATGGTTGCTTGGATAATCTATATTTATATGTTGAAACTCTTATAGATGAACGAAGATTTAGATAAATGGTTTAAGGAAAAGTGGGTAAACATCGGTAAAAAGGTTGATGGTAAACACCCACCGTGTGGAACTTCTGGAGAAAAGAAAGGTTATGCAAAATGTGTACCTGCTGCAAAAGCGGCTAGTATGAGTAAGAAAGAGAAAGAAAGTGCAACTCGTAGAAAGAGAGATGCACAAAATGATGCAGGGAGAGGTGGTAAAGATAGTAGTGGACAAGGTAAAAAACCAATATATGTTTCAACAAAACCAAAAAATGAAACTATGAACATAGAAGAAAAGCTAAATTTATTTTTAGAAAAGAATTGCCCGACTGACCCAGCAAAGTGGTCAGCATCTAAATCAGCGGCAAAATCTAAATTTGATGTATATCCATCGGCTTATGCAAACGGTTGGGCCGCAAAAAACTACAAAGAAAAAGGTGGTGGATGGAAAACATGTAATGAAGGATTAGAATTAAACGAAGGCCCTTGTTGGGATGGGTATAAGCAAGTGGGTATGAAAGATAAAGGTGGAAAGCAAGTTCCTAATTGTGTTCCTATCAGCGAAGATATTAATTCGGATGATGATGTAAATTATGGTATAGTTGAACCTGAAGAAGAATACGATGTAGATAACTACGATGATTTTAAAGATTTTGCTATATTCATCAGAAATTATAATAAAGAATTAAACGAAGGATGTTCTTGCTTAACCGAAGCAGAATACCAAGGTAGAAAAGTTCAATTGGGTAAACCAATGCAAGGAGATGTTAAGAAATTTAAAGTTTATGTTAAAAACCCTGCCGGAAATGTTGTTAAAGTAAACTTTGGTGACCCTAATATGAGAATTAAAAAATCTAATCCAGATAGGAGAAGAAGTTTCAGAGCAAGACATAATTGTGATAATCCAGGTCCAAGAACAAAAGCAAGATATTGGTCTTGTAGAAAATGGTAAAATTTGGAAATTCAAAAAATTTTACTTATCTTTGTAAATTATATATAAATTAAAATGGCAGATAAATCAGTATTTAGTAGGTTACAAAAACTATTTTCAACAAACACTATTGTTCGTAAAACAAAAAAGGGTGTCAGAGTAATTGATACGGATGAGTATCAATCTATATCTACCAACCTTGTTGACCGTTTTATGAAAATGAAAACGCCAGCATATAGTACAGGTATGTTAGAATCTGCAATGTCTTACCAACAAGTAAGAGCAGATTTATTCAGAGATTATGATTCAATGGATAACGACCCTATACTTTCATCAGCATTAAATGTTTATGCAGATGAATCAACCCCAAAAAACGAACATGGTGATGTATTAAGAATCAATTGTTCAAATGAAAATGTAAAATCAATTCTTCATAATTTATTCTACGATATTCTTAATGTAGAATTTAATTTATGGCCTTGGAGTAGAAACTTAGTAAAATATGGTGATTTCTTTTTACAATTAGAAATCGCTCCTGAATTGGGCATTGTAAATATAGTTCCAATTTCCGTTTACGAAGTTAGTAGAGTTGAAGGATTTGATATGGAGAATCCTCAAAGAGTAAAATTTGTTTACTCACCTTATACAAATCCATACGGAGGTACACAAGCCTCAAACAAAAGAGAATATGAGAACTATGAAATAGCTCACTTCCGCTTGTATTCAGATTCAAACTTCCTACCATATGGTAAATCTATGTTAGAAGGAGCTAGAAGAGTTTGGAAACAATTAACTCTTATGGAAGATGCGATGCTAATCCATCGTATTATGAGAGCACCTGAAAAGAGAATCTTTAAAATTGATGTAGGTAATATCCCACCAAACGAAGTGGATAACTACATGCAAAAAATTATCAATGCAAGTAAAAAGACTCCATTTGTTGATGCAGCAACTGGTGATTATAACTTGAAATACAATATGCAAAACCTTATTGAAGATTATTATATGCCTGTAAGGGGTAATGATAATGGTACTTCAATTGATACTTTAAAGGGATTAGAGTATAATATGGTGGATGACCTTAACTATTTAAAAAATAAGTTAATGGCTGCATTACAAATACCAAAAGCATTTTTAGGATACGAAGAAGATATTAATGGTAAAGCAACTCTTGCATCACAAGATGTTCGTTTTGCAAAAACAATCGAAAGAATTCAAAAAGTATTAGTATCCGAATTAACTAAGATTGCAATTGTACACTTATACGCACAAGGTTTAGATAATGCAGATGATTTAGATTTCTCATTGGAGTTAACTATTCCATCTAAAATTTATGAGCAAGAAAAAGTTGAATTATATACTTCTAAAGTAGCACTGATTCAACAAATGCAACAAACTAAAATGTTTTCTAAGAAGTGGATGTACGATACTGTAATGGATATGGTTCCAGAAGAGCAGGATGAATTAACATTGCAAGTATTGGAAGATACAAAACAACAATTCCGTTTAACATCAATTGAAACTCAAGGTGTAGACCCTGCTAAAGAAGCAGGAACTGAAGGTGGTCCAACTAATGTTGAAGAGGAATTAAATAAATTAAAATTAGAATTGGAAGGTGAAGTTGGTAGACCAAAAGACCCGGTTAGATATGGTAAAGATGACCATCCATTAGGTAGAGACCCGTTTGGCCAAAAAGCTAACAAACAAAAAGAGGGTTCTGTAAAATACAAATCAAGAGAAAATTATAGAGAAATTTTTAAAGATATGTATGGTAATAAAAAGACTATTTTAACAGAAGATTCTAAATAATTAATTAAAGTAATATAAAAATATATTTATATCAGAAAATTGTAGCAATTAATGAAAACTATTAAACACTCAAAGTTTAAAAATACAGGATTTATTTTTGAATTATTGGTTAGACAGGTGACCTCAGAAATCATGTCTGGTAAAGTAAATTCTATCGCAGAAAAAATATTAAAAGAACATTTTAATTCTAAGAAGGAATTATCCAAAGAATTGAAATTATATCAATATCTTATCAATGAAAAATATAATTCAGAAAGTAAAGCTGAAAAGTTCATTGATACAATTTGCGAAGCTCGTAAACGATTGGATGAGAAAAAACTCACAAAAGAAAAATATACTCTTATTAGAGAGATTAAAGAAACTTATGGATTAGATGAGTTTATCAAATCTCCTATTTCAAATTATAAAACATTAGCATCTATCTATAAGATATTTGAAGTAACTACATCGGAAGAGCAATACGACCCAACTGATATAGTTTCATCTCGTTTTACTATTGCAGAAAACATCATTAACTCTTCTATTCAAAATAAAGATGTTAAAATTAAAGATGCTATAATGGAAGAGTATAGAAAGCAAGATGATGATTTGAGAGCAATATCTTACAAATTATTAATTGAAAATTTCAATAAAAAATATAAAAATCTATCTTCACAACAAAAAGGATTATTGAAAGAATACATCAATAATATGAATAACACTGGTAAATTAAAAGAATATGTATCGGTTGAAGTTCAAACAATTGTAGAAGGTTTAAAAGAAGTTGGTTCTAAAATTTCAGATAAAGTTACTAAAATTAAATTAGCAGAAACTATTTCAAACTTAAAGAAAGTTAAAACAGCAAAAGCTATTAAAGAATCACATCTATCTGCTATGATGATGTCATATGAACTTTTAAAAGAACTAAAAGATGCCAGCACAAAGTAAAGCTCAACAACGATTTATGGGAATGGTACATGCAGCTCAAAAGGGTGATATGGAAAATCCATCTCCTGAAGTTGCAAAAGCAGCTGATTCAATGAGTGATAAAGATGCTAAAGATTTCGCATCAACATCTCATAAAGGATTGCCTGATAAAGTTAAAGAGTTTATTGTTAAGGAGGCTAGAGGTGTTAAATCAATCCAAACCGATTATATGAAGACTGTGGATGCAATTTCACAAACTTTAGAATTATATAAGAAATCAAAAGGTACATCAGACGAAAAGAAAGCAGTTGAAAGATTAAAACAACTACAAACTTTAAAAAAGAAATTCGCAGATGAGTTGGATGCTAAAGTTAGTGGGTTATATAGAGATGCCGAATTAAAGGTAGATGAAATGAATGTTACAGGAAATGTACAAGGATACAATTCACCTAATGCATTTGGTAAACCTGGCGATGAAAAGAAGAAAGCTAAAAAAGCAGCCGATATGGTTGGATATACCGTTGTTAGTGAAAATCGTTGGTTAGAATTAAAAAGAGATGAATCAACTGCACAATCCAAAATCGGTAAGGGAATATCTAACATCAACAAACAATTAAGAGAAATGGAAAGATTTCTTAATTGGTATGGTAAAATTAAGAATGAAAGTGGGGTAGATAACAAAAGTTATTGGAAAAGAACAAATAGTCATATTTATAGTATAAAGGAAAGACTATTAAAATTGGACCAAAAAATAAGACAAATTTCAGAATAATGAAAATATCTCAATTAAAAGAGCTTGTTAGACAAGTAGTAAAGGAAGAAAACGATTATCAGCAATTATTCAAACATATGTTGGATAAAACTGGTAAGGATATCAATTCAATGGGCGATGATGAAAAGAAAAAATTCTTCAACGCTGTAGATACTGCTTACAAAGCAAAATCAGAAGGAAGATTGAGAGGATATAATGAAGCTGAATTAACTGCTGGCCAAAAGAAAATCGATACGGATGGTGATGGTGA